GCGTGAACTTCCCAATCCACTCCAGCCTTTTGCATCATTTGAACTGGTGTAAGATCGTTAGAGACCTTTTCACCTAGACCGTGCCAAGGTAGTTCGCCTGCGTATGCCATTGTTTCAACCATATGTGCCATAATATATTCTCCTATTTGATATACACTATCTTAAGATATTTCGAATTGTTTGTAAACCCCATAATTCATTTATTTTGAAAATAAATTCTGGATGTTTCGACGATCAGCAAAACCAATCCCTTGGTTCCATAAGAAGTAATCGAACTCATAGTTAAGATCGATCTCTTCGGCTTTGGCCAATGTCTCTAATGCTTTTTTCCAATTACAAGACATTAGGTTCATAACCATACGAACACGCTGACGGAATTCTACTAGGTTTTCAGCTTCAATACGAGCTTCTTCCTTTTGGTTATATTCCATAGTTGCAACTAAAGAATCCCAAACCTCTTGTTTTTCATCATCTGTATATGATTTCCAATCATCAAAGAATCGTTGTGTTGGGCGAAAGCCGTATGCATCTTTGTGTAGGTCTGAGATGATGTCGTTTGAAAATGTATAAGCCATTCGGATTCTCCTTTTGATACATCTAATATATCGGTTTACCAATTAAATGTAAACCCCCTAATTCAAATAATTACGACATTTTTTCAATTTATCTGAAATAAATTCTGGATCGTTTATTTGACGATTAAGAGGGGAAGGATGTGGTAGCGTAAAGTGATCCACACCAAGTTTAGTTAGTATCTTAGAAACTAATCCACCTAATGCTATTACTTTATCGTGCCCGCGTACGCACGAGAGCACGTGCTCGCGATCGATCGTGCGTTTGTCCCAGTGTGGATCATGTGATAGATTGGTGAATGCTACAATACCAACATCTAATTCATCTATCCAATCCTGCAAACGATACCAGGCACAGCCTTTACGGTACTGTGCCTTAGTAGGATTCATTCCAATGATTATACTACGCATTATATTTGTAATGGCCTTTAAACGCGGAGCCAATGACACCATCACCAGATCCTGCAAGTTCTAACATCCAAAGAATCCTGGAAACCTCTGCAGAATTAGGAGCCTCGTTAATGTCTTTAGTCAAGCGGAACATCTTAGTCTTCTTGACCTTAAGCTGTTTCAAGTACTCTAATCCAATACCTTTTGCTTCGTCTAAGGGAAGATTTTCAATTCCATGAATATCCATATTACCACTCCTTCTTTCCACCAAGTTGTTCATTCCAATCATATCCGGCATGGTATGCCTGGACCTCTTCTTCAGTCATCTGATCTTTTTCTATACGATCAGAAGTCCCAGTTCCCCCAGCATAAAAATGAGGGGAGTAAGAACGGCTGTACCAACTATCAGCCGCTCCGCGGTCGAAAGGTCCGCCATGACGTGAATCATATTTTTTACCTTCATGCTTAACATATCCCATTACCCCCAAATCTCCATTCCAGTAAAACCTTCTTGTGTCCAACCACGGGCTTCAGCAAAAGATTCAACAATGTGACTATAGTGCATGGTTCCCCAAACACCGGTAGACTTTGCCCATTTACCCATATCTGATTTAACCTCTGCTTGCATATCGCCTTCGCATGTCCAAGGTTCAATACGACGATGTTCAGCTTCGATGAATTTACGAATACCTTCGCGCTCAGATAGTTCTAGAAGTTTGTCAAGAGTCATAGTATTATCTCCTTTTGATAATACTAATATAAGGGTTTACAATTGATTTGTAAACCCCCTAAATGCATTTTTTTCGAATTTTTTCGATTTTTTTTATTCTGATTTCCAGATTGTCCATGCACCATATGCAATGGCTAGACCAGCTGCAATCTTAGCAAGTGGTGCTAGAAACAATACCATGAAACCTAAAGCTACAAGAGCTGCACCATCCCAAGATGTGCGTTCTTTTAGTCTACTTCTTAGCCAATTCATTTTCGAGTTCCTCCAGTCGTTTTTCTATATGATCTATTTTACTGGTTACTTTAGGATAGCGTTTACGCCAGGCCTCTGGATCATCTTGTAACCAATCCCATCCGAATCTATCAACAAGATAATCTAATAACCCGTCGAACTTCGACATAAGCCATAGAGCAGCATGTGTGTTTCTAAACCATGCTAGAAATGCTGCACCAATTACAGAACCTGCTACAGCTGTATAGATCCATAGCGTGTCTCCTAACATTCTTGATAGCAGATCCATTATACCGGTCCGTATGTACTCATAATGGCAGGACCAAACAAACTCATGACCCACATAAGAACTGCGATACTGAATATACCAATCAGTAACCATTTCATCTTAAAGTCATCGACCTTCATTTGTAATCCTAGTACTTCATTACCTAGTATGCGAATGGCAAGTTCAAATTTACCCTCTGGGTGATCAACTGCCTCAATCATTTTTTGTTTTTCTTCAGCCATTTTCTTTCTCCAAATATTTGATATAGTTTGCCATACCATGATCTCTTGCCCCATCGAATGGTTGTCTCTTTTTCCATGCTGCAATGCGACCACGCCACCCATCTTTAAATCTTTGCCAGCTTGTCATTTTTCTAATATTACCATAGAAGTTTATATAGCGTAGCTCGCCGTGGTGTCTGTATCCCATAAACCTGAACGGAACCTTAGGCACAATATCATTGTTATTGACATGTCTGTAGTGTGGGCACTTAATTGATTTTACCCATTCGGCATTACCTGCTCTCGGTGATCCGTATGTGTATAATCCGCTGACTTTATCACCTAGTCTACTTGCTGCGATTGTAGCCATTGCACCACCCAGTGAATGGCCGCAGATATAGATATGATAACACTTCTGGGCTTCCATGACTTCTAGAATGTTATGCCAAATCTTATTGATTTCTTCTTGGAACCCATTATGGACTTTACCGTGTCCATTGTGCGCGGCGTCTGGCCAAGCATTTAAGTCTGCTTTAATATCAGAGAATTCGTCTGGTTCTGTACCCCTAAAACAGATAGCCATTTCTTTATCGTCCCAGATTACATGACACTGAGCGCCTTGTACCTCGATGAACTTATGACCTTTCCATCCCATTTTCTTATAGAGCTTTTTAGCTTCTTTACCATCCAAATAAGCAATACCGGCTAACTGCGCCATTTCATAACATCTCTCAATAGACATAATACCTCCTAGTCATTAAGTGGATTGTCTAAAGCCTCTTCAATCGTTTCTTTGACTTCAGTTTCAAGTTCATCCATTTTAAATTCTAGATCAGCTCTTGTCTCTTTCATAACGTCACGTGTATCTTTTTCAGATTCTCTCATAGTCATTTCCACATCCCTTAGTGTAGCGGAAGTTTCTGATCTTATTTCACCCATAGTATCTCTGATCTTTTCAAGCTCTAGTTTTAGGTTATTTGACATTTCCTCTAGTTCGTCTTGAGCCTGTTTTAGATCCTCTTCGGCTTCATCCAATTGTTGTTTTGTTTTATTCTCAAATTTATCTATAGTATTTTCGGTTTTAATTTCAAATGATTCGATAGATACCTTTGTATTATCCACAGCTTCATCTACCTTAGCATCTAAACGATCAAGGGTGCCTTCCATCTTCAGCAGGTCGTCCTTCAAATCGTTTTTAATATCTCTGGTGTATGTTGTTGCCTCATCAATACGTAGCATAGACTCGTCTAGCTTTTGTATCACTAAGGCATTCTCTGCAGCTATAGCATCGATATCAATCTCTTGTATAATCTCTTTCATATCCATGTAGTCTTTATAGAACTCAAATCCGGCCCAAGCCCCACCTCCTAAGGTAGATAGTGCCGTCAGAACAGCGAACATTTTTCCGCCTCTGAATGTTGTTCCAGCAAATTCAAATTCTGCCATTTATCTTTCTCCTAATGGTATTTCTATTCCTACTACTATACCCTTTAACTTATAATCTTCTATCCCCGGCATAGCAAATAGGTTGCCAGCCTTAAATCTAGCCATTGGAACCACATATCCTGAGCTGTATCCGGTCATAAACCCCAATTCAACTTTCTCATTTAGGTCCCAACTTAAATAATTACTTATTTTCTTTTCACTATTTACAAGTAATCCGTAATTGTAATCTCCTCGTTCGCATGTAACATATGGATGAATCATATTATAGCCGTCGTCCATATTCAAATGGAGTGACAGCGCCAATCCTAAAAGGCAGTTCATCTATTGTCGTATTGCATCCTTACTAGTGCGTTATGTTTTTCGTCACTTGCCCCGTTAAAGAATCTTGAATTTGGGTTATCATGATTTTTTTGGTTTGGGTAAATCTCCTTTGGTTTATAAAAATCTGCATCAGCCATTTGAAGTTGTTGGTATTGGCTGAATAATGGGTTATATCCTAAAAGTGCGGATCGTGCATCTTCATCATCACTTCCTTCAAATGCCTTTGCTACCAGTTCAGCCTCTTCCATAGTACTCATAGGTTCAGCAATTTCTTCTTTTGGTTCTGGTAGTTTAAGTTCGAATGTAGGAGATGTTACTTGACTTATAATATTATTTAAAATATCATTTGCGGTTTCTACATTTACATCATCCACAATTATTTCTAACTGCAAAACATTCTCTTCTAAATTTAAAGCTGCAAATTGTTGTTGTGAAACATTAGAAGCAATCGTCTGTACGCTCTCTATTAACTGCTCCTCCATTTCAAATGATAGCTCCGCAGACTCTTGAGCCTGCCCCATTACAAAACTAGTGGATTGTTGGTCTGATTGAATAGATGATGTTGTAGCACTGCTTATGGCATTATTGGCCGCGGCAGCAGCGTCAGCAACAGCGCCTCTAGCCACATCCAACGGATTAATCCGTACCCTTGGGCTCGTTCCAGTTTCCGCCACAGTGTCATTTAATATCTCTGGTTCAAGATCGCCAGCAACTTCTATGGGCTCTTCCAACACTTCTTCAATGGCATCTTCTATTACCTCTACTACTGGTTCTGGTCCTGGTTGAGATTCTTCAATAACTTTCTCAGTACGTGGAGTTTCATTAACTTCTTCAATTGTTCCTGTGTCATTTGTCATCTCCGCTATTGCTAGTTGTTCGGCCAACATGGTCTCTTGTTGTTCTTGTAGTGCCGTAGCATATCCAGGGCATCTAGCATCATTCAAAGGATCACTACAATCCAATGGTTCTTTATAAACAAAGATTGAGTATATTCCAGCTTCTCTAAACTCTGGACCCCACCAACCAGCCCAATAACCAGCATCTTTACCCTCAACTTCTAGTGTAAGTGTATCAACTTTATCACCCATTAAAAAAGGATCATACCACTGCATTCCACTTTTTTGTTCCCAGCCACTTATCGAATATGAGTAATCCCACTCTTTTTCATCAAGGACATTTCCATCATTATCTTTGACAATGACTCTTACATATAATGGATCTTGCTTATTGACTTGATTTGCGCTGGTATCATTAGCATTGTAGTTTTTAACTTTCCATTGCCATAAGTACCCAACAACATGAACACCTGCAACCTTTAGAGCATCATCGATTATATCCTGTGTCTGAGAAACTACTGTAGTGTTATATCCAAATCGTATAGCACCATCACCATTAGTACCAATGTTAGCACAGCTACCACCAGAAGTACCAGCCCAAGATCCATCACCACCATTTGATGTACTAGCATTCAAACAACCAGTTGTTGCTTGCCAATCCCTACCAGTACCATTTGTATATGCTGTAACATCATTGTTTATAATCTGATCACTGTATGTGCGGTCAGTATATTCTAATAGGTCATCAGGATTGGAGGGAGCACCATACAGTATTCCCATATCAATATCTTGTTGGGTTAGATCCTGTGCACTAGAGGGCAGCGAGCAGAGCCAACAAGAAGCCAATGCCAATGATAGAGTTTGCTTGAGCATGAGGTGTTGTTTCGTTTGTTAATGGAACGGGTTTTTCTTCTGGATTTTCCTCCCACAGTGTGGAAGCTTCTAGTCCTATTGTACCTGCAAACGGGCAAGGTGTGCCTGCCATTTCCATAGCTTTAAATACATTTGCATCTTGGCACATTAGAGCAACAGATGCAACTTTCATACCCATATTGTAAAGAGCTTTTGCGTTCTTTAATCTTTCACAGTTAACATCTCTTACGTGTCCACCGCCACTCATACCAAGGATCTGGGTTTGTACAGAGCTTGACCAAGTAACAGTACAATTATCATTACCACCTGACATAATAGTAGGTGCTATAGCTGATGCGGGAGGAGATTGAATTTTTTGAGTAACGTCTGATGTTGATGTATTTTGATTTACATTGGCATTAGTATTGCTAGACGTGCTGTTCACTGTACTATTACTAGTGTTTGTATTGTTATTAGTATTAGTACTAGTGTTTGTATTGGTATTGGTATTGGTGTTTGTACTAGTATTTGTATTGGTATTATCCGTAGTCACATTAGATGTATTATCAGAAGTGCTAGTAACCGTGCTAGTGGTAGTATTATCTATCGTCGATGTATTAGTACTAGTGTTTGTATTGGTATTGGTATTAGTACCAGTTGTTGTTACTGTACTAGTGTTTGTATTGGTATTTGTCGAGGTCGTCGTGCTGTCTACTGTACTAGTATTCGTGTTTGTATTCGTATTAGTATTTGTACTAGTGATCGTCGTATCATTAGTATTCGTATTGTCAGTAGTTACAGTGCTAGTTGTGGTTGTAGTGCTATCGTTGTTTGTTTCAACATAGCTAGTACTATCAAAATTACCATCGGCGTCATTAACAACTTGTGCTTGTACGCTGGATGATATCATAACGAAGAGAACTGTGGTTAAGAGCCTCTTCATGTTCTTTCCCTTTTTGATTATTCTTTATTGTTATTTATAAGGGTAAAATCAGAGTGTCAGATTTCTGACAGTGTCAATTTTTTGACACTTACATCTCGTCGTCTTTTTCTATTATTTCCCATGGTTGAGGACCACCATATGGTTCAAAGTCCCCACCTGCTGCCAACATGCAAACAATACCTTCAGGCCATTGAACTGCTATTGTAAATTTACTAGTCTCCTGATTTACAAATACCATCACCACACCGTTATAATATCGGTATGTTGGCTGTAACATCAGTGCACCAGTAGAGGTAAACAAAAGTGATTCTCTATTATCTGCAATTAATTTGAATACCTTTTTGGGTTTATCGCAAGGTAAAACTGCTGTTACAGAATTCTGTGCTAATACTGGTAATGGTAAAAGTAAAAATAATAGGACTAAAAATGTTTTCATAACATATTCCTTTCATTAAAATGGGGAGCTAACCGTGGCTCCCCGCGGGTCCGTTACGGAACCACCCGATAACAATAATATTTATAACAATATTAGAAGCTAAAAGAAACACCTACTGTTGGTGCAAAGTCTTCGTTATCAATGTTATAATTAGCGCCAGCGCTTACTTCAGCACCGCCAATATTATAAACATATTCACCACCAATGTTTTGCATAACTTCATCTGTGTCACCGTTCAGATAAGCTGTTACCCCAAGAACTGAAGCAGTTGTTTCGAAACCAAGTTTCTCCGCATCGACGTCATATGACACCGCACCACCTACTCCAACACCTGCAGCTTCAAATCCGCCGACGCCAGCACCAAGTACTGTGTTTTCGGTGTCAAAGTTATAATCTGCCGCTGCAGTAATATTCATGCCCATTGCGCCAAGTGTATAAGAACCTTGCAAGTTGCTTAGATCCGTTACATCCTTTGTCCAGTCAGTAAATCCAACTGCAACAGCTGCAGAACCAACTTTAACAGCTACTGATTCAGCCATTGCTGGCTTAGATAGTGTCTGGTTACCTTCGGCATCTGGCATCAAGCCGTTGTCGTCACCGATTGCAACACCGATACCACCTACAGCTGTACCTACTGTCCAGTTGTCTAGTACAACTGCATTATCATCTTTTGCACTAAAGTCTAGGTCTACAAAGCCCAGACCAGAGGCATCGATGCCAAGGTCTAGCCCCATAGATCCGGCCATGTCGCCGGCTGCAGTCTCTTTCAAAGTTAATCCAACTTCTCCAGAAATAGTTGGCCCTGCACTGGCCGTTGTGTCTTCAGCAAATGCTACGCCGGCGAACGATGTAGCGATTGCGGATGTGATAAGTAACTTTTTCATTATTATTTCCTATTATTACTTTTTGTTCCAAATCTCATATAGAACCCAAACTGCGATCAAACCAACTAGTCCCTGAGCGCCTAACATCGCGATAATACCGCTAACATTAGTAATTACGCTAGCTGTTGGGAGAAACGGAATTGCACCAAGCCCTAAGACTTCTAGTACAATCATAAGAGCTGCGATACTAATACCGACTTCTGCTAATGCTCCTGCCCATGTTTTTACTTTGTTTAGAATTTCCATAATTGTTATTCCTTTATTTGTTATTCGCCACACTTCTGTTGCTAGGCAGTGGCCGCCCCCTGTGATTATGCTGCTAGAGCAAATCCAGATGGTGCAAAATTATCGTTTGCATTTGTGTTTTGTAAACTGGACTACATGTCGATCCTATTTCAGCCCCATCAAAAACACACCTTCTTGGCCCGACTAAGGGTTGTGTGCTGCACCACACCTATTGTGCAGATAGGCGAAGTGTGTTTTTGGTGGAGCTGCTGGGTACCGCCCCCAGGTCCATATAACCTTTATAACGTCTACTTCCTTATTTAATCACATATCCGAGAGATTGTAAATACCGTAAAACTATATTTTTACTTCGTGACATAATTATCACTTTCCAATTCTCGTCATATGCTATGGTTATATTCTTATAACTCTTTATCGTGTACGTAGAGCTGGATGAGGGCATAGTGTAATACCTTCATTAAGTCTTTTCGAGCATCGTCAGCGGTACCTTTTTTTCCGTATCGCTGTGCGTACTTGAGGACATTGCCAATACAGAAACCCGTGCCATGTCCACCATCAACAATGAATTCAGTAGCCTGAAACTTTTCTTTTGCATAGTGCTGACCATATGTGCTATCGACGTATTCTTTAAATTCTTTGATTAGTTCTGCTTCATTGAATTTGTAATCAATATTTGGAACGAGAGTAAACGTATATTCGTGTTCTTCATAACCCTCTTTGGGCCAATCTTTATAATCCTCAAAATCTGATGTGTCAATCGTGACGACGTTTTTTTCTTTTGCCATATCCAAGTCTCCTCATTATTTCCATACGTTGTTCATGTGTGTATGAAGTCCATTCTGTTATCTCATCCACTGTACGGCCGCAGCCAATACAAGTTTTATTTTGTCCGATCTTGCAAACCTGTATACACGGGCTAACATATAAATCTTTACTCATAGAATAGGTGTGAACCTATTACGCGGATCAATTTCATTTCTTTCGACCAAGCCGGATTAACCCAATTAGCATGGTAATGATTTGCACCAAACGATGGATCCTCAACATTTCCTATCATAACGTCCCGTGCTATAACTTGGGCCTTTTCCCAAGCCTTTTCATCAGTTGGGGTATGATCCTTAATCATGTGGGTCCAACTGAATTGTTTATCCTGATATACCACACCGCAGATAGTATCTGGCCAACGTTGATCTTTAACTCGGTTAATAGTAACTTGTGCTACTGCTATTTGGCCCTCTGAAACTTCACCACGTGCTTCATGGTAAATATTTAGTGCCATACATTTATGTTGTTCCGGATCTACTTCCGGTCGAAGTGATAATGCTGCCGCAAATAATCCTGCTGTTATTCCCATGGTAATTAACCCGCTCGCTGTGTTTATTATTTTACGTTTCATGGTTATTTAGCCTTATATTCATGAGAATACTACACTATTTTTAGGGCTATGTAAACCCCCTAAATTCATTTTATTTGAAAAAAGTTTAAATAATATTGTTTTTAGGTTGCCAGCCCAAACGATAAAGGTATTCGACATTTGCCTTTGTGTGTACCCTTTCACCTGCAGGATTCTCTTGACGAATCTCGCCTTCCCAGTTAAATCTCTGCATTGCCATATCTAGTACATTGAATGATTTGCCTGTACCGATATCCAATACCTTTTCATGTATACTGGGGAAGTTAACTAAGATTGCCCAGATAGCATTACAAAGATCGTCAACGTGGATCCAGTCACGATGATGGTTAGCATTAATATAAGTTACTTCACCACGTTCTAGCTTCTTATATAACATATCATCACGGCCAGGCCACACTGTGTGGAACCGCATACCTTTTGCATTCGGGTGGTCTTCAGCTGCTACCTCACACATTTTCTTAGTAGCTGCATATGGATTACCATACCATTCATAAGCATTAGAAGACGACGCATACAAATGTCTATCACATACCATTGATCCAAATGCCAAAGCATTACGAGTGCCATTCACATTATGGTCATAATACTCTTCTGGTACTTCAAATGATTTACGTACGCCAGGAATAGCAGCTAAGTGTATAAGAGCATCGTATTTCTCATCGACATACATAGACCAGTTATTCCAGTCTCGGATATCACCTTTGAAGCAAACGACTTCTTGATCTTTGCTCTCTAGATATTTTAAAAGGTGCGAACCAACGCACCCTTCATGTCCTGTTAATAGTATTTTCATTCGCTTTGATCCTGACCAGGCATTTTAAGTGGACGATTTAGAAAATCATGTCTGGGATCTTGACCATCGATGCCACCTTTCATATATGCACCGAAGAAGGAAGCATAGTTGATAAGGTCGACAACGGAATCTTCTAATGACTCGAAGTTTGGTTCATATTCAGGATCTAATTCCATAGACTCCATAACAGACTGTAGACGAAGCATCTTGCCGGTCATAATGTCTAAGATAGTAGCACATCCACGTGGATAGTACATAGCCTGACGAACCCGAGAGTTTGGATTCTGGTAGTCATTACCTTTTTTGTTTTGGATCTCAGCAGCACGCTGTAGTATCTTCAACGACTCTTTCATATTAATCTCCAACAGCTAGTGGCACATCACCGTGATTACCAGAGTGACTTGGTCCAACCCAACCATCAGGCTTAATTAGATCCGGTAATCCGAATGGGTTCGGACGTCCAGGCTTTACACCTACATCTTTAGCCATATTGGCGGAATAGATCTCGTCCCAAGCCTTCCATGCGTCTACACCGAATACGTCCAGTGTACCAATAGCAAAGACACATAGATCGATTAGACCATCTACGATCTCTTCCGGATCTTTACTATCAATAGCATCACGTGTTTCATTTAGTTCCTCTTCAACCATATTAAGGCGGAATCGGAGATAAGTCTGCATTAGTTCTTTATCGTGTTTATTCTTTTCAAACCACTCGTGCACGCCGAACTTATCGTGCATTTTGTTAATATCTGCTACCCAATTTTCTGACATGGATTACCTTTCTTAATTTCATATAACACATTATAATAGAATTATCTAATATTGTAAACACTAAAGTAGCGTTCCATCGTACTGGGGATTGATTTTTTTAATCCCCAGTGCCCAGTTCTCTGCTGCATCCTCTACATATCTAAGAGATTTTCCCATAAATTCTTCTGTATGAAACCACTTAGCGGCATCTTTTTTATAATACTTAATATAAAAGTATTCTTCCTTCAGGTCAACGTGGATCTCACAGTATTCTGATTGATCGTCTTTATAGAATGTAGATAGATGCTTTCCCATGTTACTCCTCCTGAATAAACTCTAATGCTTTAGGGTATATACTTGCAATGGCTTCTGCTACCGCCCGCGCCAATTCCATATGTTCTTGCTGGGTTCCATTTGCCGAACGTAACTCGATGTAATGTATCCAGGAGCGAATAGTACCATTAACATAGAGACGACTAGGCGTGTTGCCTTCCGGTAGTACGGCTCTCGCTTGTTCTTTTGCAATTCCATTTTCAATTGCCCAATTGTATGCTTTCATGGCAGCGTTCCATACTAAGCGCTGATGTGTCTCCCATGATTGATGCAGGTTCATATCATCTGTCATGACACTATTCTGACGGTTTTTAGGATCTTGTAATCGAGCCTTACGGATTACAACAGAGTCATCAAGATCGCGGATGTCAGCATACCGCTGAGAAAACTCTTGGAATGAGAATGATCTGTGGCGGAGGAGCTGTCTTGCAATGTCTCTTGTTGTTTCGATTTCGATACAGGCTGATGCCATTTCGAATGGGCTCCAGTGCTTGTGCTTGATGAGATACTCAAGTAGCTTTGGCGTTGTTTTGGTGTTAGCTTGGTTCGCTGGATTGGAGACACGGGCGCAATACGCGATGAGGTCTTGGATGTTATCCAATCCCTTGTAAGCTGGTTCGCCTGCGTGGATACGACCGCCGGGTTGGCTATAGGATATAAGCTTTGCATGCATTTACTTATGATACCTCTTTCATTTTTTTGTATCGAGATTGCGGAGAAACCTTTACCTTAATAAACGGCTTATTAGTTTCTTCCTTATTAGGATTGGCAACTGTAAAGACTACGTTTTTACCTTTATCCAATGCTCGTTGTTTATTTAGCATCTTTTCTAGAGGGGTCACTCCAAATCCAGATGTTTTCATTGATGATCTAGCCATTATAATTTAAACTCCTTAAATCGTTCATTCATTTCTGTTTTATCAAATGTAGGTGTATCGTCTACCAAATCTGTGGATCCTTCCGAATCGAATAGTTTCATCTTGGACCTATCAACACCAACCAAGAATCTCTTATTAACGTTCGGATCATTATATCTATTCTTTAACTGCTTAACCATAATCTGATTATCCGCTGCTAACTCTTCATTAGAAATAAGAGCAAACATTAGATCGGCAGTGGCAGGCAAGCCAAAGGATTCCGATGTATCCTCTAGACCAACGTCAGAGTTACTGTATCCACTACGGGTGGTCTGTGTAGCTGATACAATAGGAACATCAAACTCTACTGCTAATCCACGAATCTCTTCGGCAATAGCTTTGATATAGCTATATGAATTGATTGATCCACCCATGCCTTTCATACGTGCTGATGCACAGATATTTAGGTAGTCGATAAAGATGATATCAGGCACAAAGTTCTTTTTTAGTTTAAGCTCATTCAGCAAAGCCCGGAAGTGATTCGCATGTGCCTGACCTGTAGGATATTCCTTTATAATAAGTTTACCATTAGTTTTAGATGCAATCTGTGAAACCTTATTCACCAACATATCTTTCGATAGTGTTTCCAATTGGTCAATAGGTAAATCCAGTAAGTTTGCATCGATACGTTCCGCAATACGCTCTTCGCTCATCTCCATAGTGATATATAAGACGTTCTTACCTTCATTTAATGCTGCAGCACCAACGTGACACATAAAGAGGGATTTACCCACGCCCGTACCCGCGAGAGCGATGTTAAGCGTCTTATTAGGTAATCCACCCTTTGTAATCTTATTAAAGAAGTCTAGGTCAAACGGAATTCTTTCTTCTTGCTCATGGTAGAAGTCATATCGATCAGCTACGTTCTCAATATAATCGTGACCGATATTCGTATCAAAGGAAACTGCCAAAGCCTTAGTAAGAATGTCCGGAAGAGAGTTCTTAGTCAACGTATTATGTTTACCGTCAATAATACTTATACTTTCCATAATTGCATTATATACTGCACGATCCTGACACCACTTCTCAGTAGTATCAAAGAGCCATTTATCATCGATAGCTTCATATGCAAATATATTAGGAATAATCTCTACGGCATGCTGATACTGCTCATCATTAAACTTATCCGATTGGTCTACCTCGATCTTAAAAGATTCCTGTGTAGGCAATCGATTATACTTGGCGACATACTTAGCAACCTCTTTGAACAGCTGCCGATATACACCATCAAAATATTCAGGCTTTATAAACGGTAAAACCTTACGCATGAACTTCTCGTTAGTAAGTACATTGCGCAAGACTGTTTGTTCTATATTAGCGTTCATTGGTTTCCTTTATCGAATTTTCTATGATGCTTAATAGTATCGCACCTGCAGTAGATTGTAAATCCACATTATCAGCAGAATCATCAACAGGAGAATAATGTACAGAAAAGTCGAAGTTTAGATGTTCGCCATCCTCAGACACTTTAATTGCACCAAAATTAATAACAGTTTCAACAAATTCTCCGGTTAGGATTCGAATGTTCCAAAAGTCATTCTTATCAGAGCTGGGGATTAATTCATAGTCTACATTTTCTTCCATTACATACTCTCTCTAATTTTAGTGGCTGATATCTGGTGTATCTCTTCACCTAAATCGTGTTTGGTTATACTATATCCAACATCACGTCCATATGATATATCTACTATATTCGGAACCTGGTTTATTTCGTAGTCCTTACCATAGATAAAGCCTTCTTCACTTAACGCATTTGTAATAAACAGTCGCACTTCGTGATAGTCAAACGGATTCTTATCACTAATCGGCATATTCCTTACCTGGATAACTACTTGTCCAGTTTTTCGAATAGCTCGTTTAAAAAGTTCGGTGTGGCCTCTGTGCCAAGGTTGCCACCTCCCAAGTAACTGTACAGTCGGTTTAGATCTATCCACTTGGTAATCCTTACATCATAAAATTCAGGTTCTGTAAATATAAGATCGGTGTCTAAATATCTACTATTCTCTATAGTGTCCATCCAAATAGTATAATCTGCATCAAAGATATAGCGGGTTAAATCCGTTGGACAAACGAAGTCGCAGATAACGGTTCTGCCGTTGCCTTTCTCAAAGTCTGCGAAGTTAGTCATGCGTCGAGCTTGTCTGAGTCTACCATCCATGGTAAAGTCCCAGTCATTCGCCATCTTTCGAATAGCATCGGCATTATACCAAGCGCAGTCGAATCCAAGCGATAACTCTCTAGCAATTTTGGACTTACCACTTCCCGGTAAGCCCATTATTAATATCTTCATTTATTCCTCTTCGACAATACTATCCATATCGATCGGGGCTTGATAGCCAATGGTGTATTGCTTTTTAACGAACTCTTTAAAATCTGTATTAGTAAAGATAGAATCCCAGAACTCTGCCTCTAGAGTTTGATCATACCGCACCTTTGAGCCGATTTCACCAGTCTCCATATCGACCGCTGCATACCAGCCATTGGAAGGTTTAACAACGTACCCACCAGCAAGAGCCACGTCAAGCAGCCCAGAATAACTGCGAACACCACCGTCCCAGGAAACAGTAATAGGAATTTTAGACTTCTCTTTAACATATCTACTCTTTTCAACATTAATAACAAAGTGATAGCCCTGAATCTCGGTACCTTTTTTATCTTGTTGACGACCGATGATCCAGATATTGTCCGCGGAGTAATAAATGCCTGTACCGCCAGAGACAATAGCTTTAGGGAATAATCCCATCTCTTGGTATGTGTGGTTAATAGCCAAGAGTGGAATATCCTTCATAGTCAGATAAGGTGTGGTCATACGGAATAGACCCTTTAGTGCTTTTGCACGTGACATATCTGCTACTGATTTTTCGTTTAGTGCATCTTCCAATTCTTTCTTCGATGCTAGGTTACCAATAGAATCGATTACGATAACCACTCGGTCACCACGCTCCAGTTGTTCCAATTGTCCAATAAGATCGAACTTAAGCTCTTCGACGTTTGCTACGGGTGTATGTAGTACACGGTTTGTATCAATATCGAATTGCTGGAAGTATGATTGTGGTGAACCAAATTCTGAATCGTAGAATAGCATAACCGAATCTGGATACTTTTTCATATAAGCCTGAGCCATGAGCAAGGCGAATGAAGTTTTAAAATGTTTGGATGGACCCGCTAAGACTGTAAGTCCGGGTGTAAGTCCGCCATCCACGGAACCAGATAGTGCCACGTTGATCATAGGCACATCTGTAGGAATCATATCCTTTTCTGCAAAGAACTTAGATTGAGCTAGGACTTCCGTCGTCTTGATCTTCGAGTTCTTTTTGAGTTTGTCCATAATTGACATTTTGCTGTTTCTCTCTTTCGTCTAATTCATATTGGTTTCTGTACTCATTATTAATTCTAACACATTCTTCGATTAATGTAAACCTCTTACTGTAATTAGTTAGAGCACTAGTGTCTTTCGGGAAGCATGCACCACCATAACCTTGTTTACCGTCGAATCCCGGCACTTTAGTATGTGATGAACCAATCCGTTTGTCTGCTGCTACTGCCTTTATGATTGTATGAAAATTAGCATCGGTATCACCAACTGCATCATATAATTGATTAAAGAATGTGACCTTCATTGCCAAGAAGCTGTTAATGGTGTACTTAACAAAGCTTGCTTCTTTAATCGACATGTGGTATGTCGGGCAATGGTCACATAGGCTATACTTTTCATATAGTGTTTGTAATTCCTTGGTGTAGTTATACTTACCACCAAAGATATGGAATTCAGGTTCGACAAATTGTTCATTAGCAGATTTCTCTGTAAGAAACTCTGGGTTGTATACTATTTGGTCACGGTCTGCCCATTGTCCCACAACGTCTGGTGTTGCTGTAGATTTAATAACAATCAATGGACAACCGTGTAGTCGTCGAACTACATCTTCTATAATACGACTATCGATCTGACCATCGGATCGCATAGGTGTTGGAACACATACGAATGCCGCATCGTACATGTGAGGTATTACATCTGATACATTTGATCCGTATATAGGATCGATAATAGTCTTTTCTACATCTGGGTGGGTGAATCCATAGTCTACGGCTTTACCTACAAAGCCATGACCGACAATTAGTATTTTTACAGGAATTCCCATTGTAGTCCAGCTTCCTTAAACATTTCTAAAGTTTGTTCGGTTGATTCTCTCCATCGAGGATTAAAGGCATCACCTTTCATAACGACTCTGTGGATACCAACCTGAATGATTGCTTTGGCACACTCTGAACAGCAGGGTAATCCCCACACATACATTGTAGAATTGCATAGACTTACACCATTATATGTCGCATTATATATGCAATTAGCCTCGGCATGAACGATGTATTTGTACTTCTGTTCTCTGTCTTTATACCTATCGTCATCTGCTATATGCCTAGGGAATCCATTATATCCTGTGCTTAGTACTTCACCCTTACCACCAACTGCAATAGCACCAATCTGACTCGATGGATCCTTAGACCATGTAGCAACCTGTTCAGCGAGTTTTAAATATCTTATATCCCAATTATCCATAGAGCTTACTCCAAATGCTTTCGTTTAGTTGACGTTGACACATAGGTTCTTTACGAATCTTGTCGGTCTTTAGTGGATGCTTATCACGGTCAATAATTTCCTGTGGCAGTAAATAACCAAATGTTTGCTTCAATGCCTTCTTTTCACCGTTTCTTAGTCCGTATGGCAACGCAAGAGCATGCTTAACCATCTTGGGTGATAGGAATGGTGCTCTTAATTCTATAGTACTTTCCATCATGGTTCTATCGAGCTTAGGCAGGTGATAGTAAGGTAATTCACACCATACGTCCGATGCTTGGCTATCATATTCTTTTGCTCGACGGTAACCACCGAATAATTCATCTGCACCATCGCCAGTAAGTACTGCGTGAAAGCCTAGACTCTTTAGTGCACGAGCCATAGCAATCTGTGGCTTAGTGCTACCAAGATCTACAGGTGACTGGTGAATACGTACTGACTCTTCATCGGTTACACCATCCAGTGTTACTTCAACCATATCATCGGCAATAAGCTTAGCATAGTCTTCTTCGCCATTGTCTACGTGGATACAAGTAACGGATTTACCAAGGATCTGTGTAAGGATGCCATGGATAATACTAGAATCTAGTCCACCTGATAGTAGCATAGAAAGTTCACGTTGACCGCCAAGACGACGACTAACTGATTCTACCATGTCACTATGTAGTCTATCGGTTTCGACTAAACGCCAATCCCAGTATTTTTGCACTTGACCTTTATGCACAAAGCATCCTGGTGGCAGTTGTTTGATTTCATTCCATGGTGTACCACCGGTTGGATCAT